GTTTTCCATTTTTAACCAAAAATTTAAAATCGTCCTGATTAATTAATGATAATTGATTATTCAACATAAGAACTTGTTTTAACTTGTATTTTTCCTTTTCCTACCAAATCCCAAAGAACATATCCTATAGGGTCTAAGTGGTGATTGTAATCGTCTATAGGGGTTTGACTCTTCCTATCGTGCCAAACATAATTATTGAGTTCTTTAATGATGTTTATACTATCGGGGTCAACTATGATTTGCCAGTCCTGTAATAAAGCAATCCTATCAATTATTTTAGGCTTTTCAATTCCTTTGATGTTTAGCCCTCTTGTTTTCAATTCTGAAATTAAACGGGGTTCCGCACTATCGGCAATGATTAGGTTTTTTAAAGCGTGTGTTTTATTTTCTTCAAATATCTGAGAGGTTGTAAGGCTGGCCTTGTGTAAATATTCTTTAACATAAATTCGTTTATTCTTGGAATCAATAGAGCATTTGTCTAGTGTCGTTGGGTCAATACTAAAACCGTAATCTTGACCAAAAACGGGTTTTGAGTGTTCCTCGAAATTGCCAATATGCCAATTGCTAAATACAACGCCTTCGGCTTTGTTTAACCAACCGCCCAAAATTTGATGCTGGAATTTTTGCGGGTTGGTGAGTCTTATCCTTTCTATCTCACGAATAAAAGAATCGCTTAAATTTTCAACGTTATCTAAGTAGGTGGTGTGTATGTAGGTTACATCGCCTTTTCTTCCTGTAAAGCCTTCATTTACGCCCATGTCTTCAAAGAAACGTTTGTAAATCCAATGTTCTTTGGTGGCTGGGTTTAAAATTAATATTACCCTGTTTTGTTTGCCTTTATGCCTAACTGATAAATTAATTTTATCGAAGACTTTTTCATCAATTTGCTCTTCGGCTTCATCCAATATCCAAGTAGTAACGCCCTGCAATGATTTTAAATTTGCGGTTTGGTCGCCTGAACTGGATTTCAAACCCCTAAAAATTATTTCGCTTCCCGAATCGAGGTTTTTAATTTCGTTTTTCTTTATATCGAAGCTAGTATTTGAATTATAAAAATCTATCTTTTCTTGAAATTCGGGAATGATTGACAAATGGGCGGAGGTCATTGTCTGTCTAGTAAACAAAATCTTATGTCCTGATTCAAATGATAAAAATTTTACAAATCTACCTATTTCAAAAGACTTTCCCGAACCACGACCGCCTGTAATTATAAAGTAACGTGTTTGATTTCCTAATCCGTCCCATATTTCATTAGGTTCCTTTAACATCCTTGTTATCGTTGCCTTTATAAAGTTTTGTTATATCGAAATTTTTATTTGTATTGGTGTTTTCGCTTTCGATAAACTGCATAGATAGTCTTTTGTGTTCTTCGGGTGTTGCAAGTAGTTTCATCAATCCCATTTGCAGTGCGGGAGCTTTAGAACTAAACCATTTTTTTCGAAGCTCAGTTTTGGTTCTTATTCTATTTATTTCAAGTTTCTCTTTTAATGTGTCGTATTCGTCGCATTCGGGTGGAAACATTCGGTAAAACGTTGACCTATCACAAGGCAAATAAGCAATAATGTCCTCAACAAATAACAAAGGGTTTTTATCTAATGCAGTTTTTGCTTTTTCAAATATTTCTTTTCGTTTGTAAGCCATGATTTCATATTTTAATAATCATCTGTACAGCTAAATCCTTTTTTTAAAAGCTCACCCATTAATTTATTTTTTTCAGCTTCGGTATTACACGAAACTTCAAACTTATAAGTTGGTGTATAGGTGCTTTCTTCTTCGGGTTCATCTTCTTCATTATTATAATCAATAGGCAAATCCAAACCCCAATCCTGCAACTGTTCTGAATCCCACTCATTGGCTAAATCTTCCCATGAATGCTCCCCAAAGGAAACATTGTCTTTAATTGTGTATGCTTTTAATTTTTCTAAAGTGGTTTCATTAGGTAAAATTTTAGTTGGAATCTCTTTTAATCCTAATTCAATTGATGCTTTCAATCTCATATTACCACAAATAACAATCAACTCATTATTATTGTCGTATGCAATAACTTCCCGTAATTCCAACATTTCGGGGTCTGATTCAATGGAGTTTTTTAATTTTAAAAATTTATCATCACGAATAAATCTTGGATTTTTTGGTAATCCAATTATTTGCCCTTTATTTATTTTTAAATCTTTTGTATTAATCAATTGTATTTTCATATTTCAGCATTTTTCCTCCGTAGGTATCTGTTTTATAATGACATTCAGTACATAAAGTTCTTCCGTTGTTTATATCAAACCGTAATTCTTTAAACAAAGCAAAAGGCTTTATGTGATCAGCATTTAATTTACCTCCTATTTTACCACAATCAACACAAGTATAATTATCTCTTTCAAATACAGAAATTCTCCAATATTTATATTCAATTCCTTTTCTGTCTAATTCATTTTGAGTTGATACGCCACCTTTCCACCATTTATTATTCGCACCCGAACGTTCTGGAAACTTCATCCCTTTTGCTCCTCTAGGATGTTCTTTCCCTTCCCACATTTTAACACCCTTATTCCAAGGAATTTTTCCAAGTTTTGCTTTTGACATTTTTTCTTTTACCTCTTTTTTTGCAACATTGTATATTGCTGCACACTTACGACTGCAAAATGAGGGGGTTCTTGATTTATCACCTTTATTGCTATTAAAAACCGTATTGCATTGTTTACATGTATATTCTTTCATGTTGCAAAAATACAAAACAAATCCCATTCATTGGCTAACAAGTGTTTTTTAATCTTTGATAATTCTCGGGTTGCTGGGATTGTTCTTGAATTTACTTATTGGGTATGACATTTTATTTTATTTCAATTAATTCAACTATTCTGTTAATTGTTCCTTCTTTCATGTAGGATTTTGTGTAATTGTAATTTAACAATTCTTTGCCTCTCTCTTCAGAACATTCAAATTCTTCATTTCGTAATCTTTTAATTCCTTCACATTGTATATCGTGAAAGGGAATAATTACTCTTAAGTAGAATGTTTTTATAGCAGTTTTTTCCATTTTTCAAGTCCTGATTTATGTCTATGCGTGAAAACTTTTTTTACTAATAATTCAGGGGTGAAATCCGATAAATCTTTTTTTATGATATAGCCGTTTTTATTATTTATCATTTCGCTGGCACTGGAATAGTCTGTTGTGATTACCGTTGTGCCTAAAACCAAAGCCTCTAATAAAACAAAACCGAACGCTTCATAGTCTGATAGCTGCAAAAGAAAATCAGCGTTTTTTATAAATGGGTATGGGTTATCTAGTTTACCATGAAATACCCATTCTTTTGGAGCAATCTTTTTTATTTGTTCTTCGTAGCTTTTATCATATCCGCTCCCTACAATGTGCCAAACGTAATCGATGCCTTTTAGTTTTTCCGAAACTTTAAGCATTCTCTCGAAACCTTTTTCTCTTGATATTCTCGAAACTGTTACAAGAGTCAATCTTTTATTTATTTTAGGTTCACCAGCTAATAGATGAATATTGGGGTTTAATTCATTATAAATTAAAATTGATTCTTTATTGCTTAACTGTGAATCTAATTGTTCTTTACAAGTTCTACCGACCGCAATATAATTTTCAATGATTTCTTTTGGCAATCTACATTTCATATCAGCTAAACAACCATGTAGCCATCTTAATTCCTTTTGTGCTTTTATTTTGTCTTTTATGCAATAAAGCGAACAATAAACAACAGTATCAACCTCTATTATTCTGTAATTCAAATTCACAATAGACGCATATTTACTCATACGGATTAACATTTCAATATCGGAATCCTTTGCCGTGTATGCTATTGTTATATCATAATTTATGTGAAGCTTTTCAATTAAGTTAAGTATTGCAATCTCAACGCCTCCAATGGAATTAATATGGTGATAGTAAAAACAAATTTTTTTCCTATTGGTGCCTACTGTTTTATTCATTTGGATGCTATTTTATTTTCAATGTCAGAGCGTTCAAACCTTCCTGTTAATTCTTTTAATGTTTTATATTCGTCTGAGCCAATTGGAAAACAGTTATAAAAACTTTTTATGTCGATAGGCAAATGGCTGAATAAATTAGTAATCCTGTCAATTTCTAACTCCAAAATTTTAGCTTTGGCGATTTTAAATATTTGGTCTTTGTTTAATTTCATGTATAAATTTACAAAAAAACCACTCATAATGAGTGGTTTAGCTTTTTTTATAAAATATCATGTAGTGCGGTTTCGTAATTGTTCTGCCCTTTGGGAACGTCCACAATTATAAGTGCCATTTGTAATGAGTCCATTTCAATCGCCCTACCTTCTTGTATTCCCCTTTTTGGGTACTCCGATTTATTGCAAAATTTCGGGTCTTCTCGGCTGTTGTGGGTTCTGCAAATCAACGGCCTTTCATCATAAATAGTACAAATCCTTTGGCCGTTTTCGTCGGGTTCTGACAGCAACGAACAGGCTTTATCTTCCCATTTAATATTCGGGTTGTTTTGTCTTTGCTGTCGCAGTCTTCGCTGATTTGGGACAATGTTTTTTTCTTTTACAACCTTCTTAATGTGTTCGATTTCCATTTTTGAAACTATGATTTTGTCATGGCAACAGAATGAGCAACCTTTGCTACAACTTGCTTTTTCAAAGAGTTTAGATTGATTTATTATGTAGTCTAAACCATCCCTAATCAATAAATATATCTCATTGTTGTTTTGAGTTCGCCTTAAATCTTTTATTTGCTCTACAATATGCAATGAGGTTAAGCGTATAGATTCTTTATATTCTATACTGTTAAACATATCTGACATAATTAGTTATAATCTTACAAAATTGTTTTTCTTTTTATTATTCAAAATATTTTCAAAAGCTGTTTTGTAATCGTTGTGATTAGTGAATTTTGGAACTTTTAAAATATTGTTTCTTATAATATTTCTTTGTTCTAAATCTGCTTTATTAAAAAGATTTTGAATAGCCATAATAAATGCCTTTGTTGTTTTAAAAGGAAGATCACCTATGTTATTTATGTAATCCGCAATTTCATCTGCATTATCTTTAAATTCAAAATCCCTTCCTTTTTTTACATCTAATCCCTTTGTTTTAGAACCAAAACAAATTCTTAGAGAGTTTGTGAAGCCTAATTTGTTTTTCTCATCATATTTCAATAGTTTTCGATAACAATCATATCCCTGTTCTGCATAACTTTTAGCATAATCAATAAGTTGCCATTCATCTTGATTTGAATTTAAAGCCATTGTTTTACCTATTATATCCCCGCCTATTATTTCATATGGAATTGGAAATCCTAAATCTTTAAGGGCTAAAAAACGGTGTTGCCCGTCAATTATATTAAAATCTTTATCAATCAAGATTGGGCGACCAGCAATAACACCCCACTCCCTGTATGATGCTTTTATTTTTTCAACGTTATTTTTATTAATTGCTCTGTTTGCTCGTAAAAATCTAAATTTTTCGTAATCTTTTGTACTGTTTTTAACTGGTGCTTCCTGTTCAAGTGTTTCTAATGTGTTGCTCATTTTTAATATGTTAAGTTAGTGTTTAAATATTATTTGATTCTTACGATATTCCCGTGTATCGTTTTAAATTTTTTATCAGGGAATAATTTTTTTATTTTGCAAAACAAGGCACAAAAAGACCTATCACAAAAAAAATCATAGTCATTCCAGTATTTAATTATAAAATGCATTTTACTAAAACTATCATCAATCTCCATTTTTAAAAGTGTATCATAAATCACTTTAGTATATTTCTCTTTCATATCCTTTATCCTTACGTTATTTTAAAACGGGGATTTACAAAATGGGATTTCCATTCCCTGATTTGCTGATAGCACCGTTTTAGCGGTTAAATCCTCGATTTGCTTTACAAAATCCTTTTCGTGGGAATTTGAATCTGATAAATGTATTAAAATTATATTATTAATTTGTGATAAATCATTCGATTTCAGTAAGTCGATGCAATTTTCAATTGAAAGGTGGGAATCTAAAATTCTATTTCTAAGAAATAATTTATTGTTTTCAGCCGTGTATTTTGAAGTAATTATTTCATTTGAATAATTAGCCTCAATTATAATGTTATTTAGGTTCTTAAATTTGTAATTGCAGTATTTTGAATCTGTTATAAATAAAACTTTCCCGCAATCGGGGTGATAAATTAAAAACCCTAACGGTTCGGCGGCATCGTGCTTAATATCAAAACCCATTATTTTAAAGTTTCCAGCTGCGAAAGTTTGGCCGTGCTTTATGATTTTGGTTCTTGGATTATGATTTGTTGATTTAATGGCTGTGAGTGCCGTGCCTTCTGAAAAATAGCAATTTATTCCAAGTGCTTGGATGCTTTGTATTTCTTTTGCATGGTCGTTGTGTTCGTGCGATACAATGCATCCTACAACCTTGCTAAAATCGAAATCAAGCGCAATTTTAAGCTGCTTAATATTTACCCCTGCTTCAATAATCAAACATTCGTTTTTGTTTTGTAGTAAATAGCAATTGCCACTACTTCCCGAACCAAGTATTTTTAATTTCATTTAGCCAGTTCTTTTGCGTGTTTATAAATAAACCATTGAAATTTTCTATCACCAGCACCATCAATAAAATCATTCATTTCTCTTTCGTCGTATGCGTAACCAATAGCTCCAAACAATTGATTGTCAACCAAACAAACAAGGTTTTCTTTAAACTCTTTAGGAACATCAATTTTTATTGCTCCGTCGTTAACAAGAGATTTATATTTTTCTTCAAAATACGTTCCTATAAATTGACCTTTTGAATTTTGATTAATGTATTTTCCCATAATATTATATTAATTAGTATTTAAAACCATTTCACAAGCTTGCTGATGACCTTTTACCGCTTCTTTCCATGATCCATATCGTTGTTGAAATTGGTCATGCTCACCACCAAAAATCATTGTTTCAAACAAAATCGGATTACCTCCTTTATAAAAAGAATGGTCAATTGCTAAAAAGACAGTTGAAACAAGAATTTCACCAAACTTTGTTTGCTCCACTACCCTATTGTTTCCTTTATCTATCCAGCTAAATGCATCAAATAACGATGCCTTAACAGGGTTTTTGTTTTCATCAAGTATGTAATAATTACCCATAATTATATTTTATTTTCAATTTCGGCAATCGCATCAATAAGATTTATCTGATTGCTAACCTTCCCTTTTTCAACGTTGTGTATTAATTTCACAATCATTTTTTTAAATTCGGGTTCTATAATTTTTTTACCTAATTTTTCTAAATCATTTTCAGAGATAGGCAACGCTAAATAAACCAATTTTGTGCCGTCCGTAATTTTGTTTCTTCCCATAACTTTTTATTTATTAATGAATTACAAATATAATAAAAAATTACATTAAAAATTTATTTTTATTATAGAGTAAATCGCGTATAAAGCAAAACAAAAAAAATACGCCATTACTAAAAAAAGAATAATCTTAACTGCATAAATGCAAATGTTAATTATAAGTATTTGCCTTTTAACTTGTTTGTTTACTTGTTGCAATTGAGATAAAATATTGCTCAATTTTTTTTGTTTTTCGTTGGCCAATTCCTCTGCCGTTTGGGAATCATTAATTTTCATTATTCATTTTTTTTATTTTCTGTTCAATTAATCGGTTTAAATATCGGACTACTCTAAACTCGTTTATTCCCGTTAGTTCGCTGATTTGCCATGTTTTATTCAAAACAATTCCTTTGGCATCCGTGAAATTCTTTGAGTTTTCACCACAAAAATAACTTTCAATTAATTGTTTTTGTGCAATAGATAATCTGTTTGGGCTGGGGATGTGGTTTGATTGTTTCATTTCATGTAATATTTCATATAACCCTCTCTTTTCCCTACAATAGCCTGCATTAAATCACCCCACGCACGCCATGAAAAACCGATAGCAGTCCCGTCAGAAAAAACAAAACACGTGTCGTTAGCCACATAATCCGCTGTTATTCCTATCCAGCCTAATTCTTTGATTGCTCGTTTTACCAGTTCAAAATGAGGTTTACGTTTGTCTTTATAAATAATTAAATATTCATTCCAAGTTGGATTATTACTCATGCCCCCAATTAACGCCTCATAATTTTCTGGATGTAAATTAGTTACGGTCAATTGTAATCCTTCTTTATTTTTAATTTTAAAGTCGTCCATTTCCATAATTTAAATTTTAGATAGTTAACACATTAAAAATATTAAATAATTTTTTCGCTTATAAAACAACATTTGAACTGTCAAATAAATCTTTACAGTTCAAATGTTTGTAAATTATTTATGCAAATTAAAAATCGGGGCTGTTTTGGGTTGTTTCCTCGTTAAATAACCTGCCTACTGATTCGGCTTGTGCTGTAGGCATTTCATTTGGAAAAGCTTCATTTAATTGCTTAGTTTCCATAATTTCGGCATCGTCGAAATCAATTTCTTTTTTGTTGGCGTTTTGGGAAACTTCATCAATAAGGTTTGATTGTGCATCATCGGTTTGATTGATTTTATTAGACGTTTCTTCCAACAACATGAAGCGAGTTGCGTACTCATTCATTTTCTCACTGGACAGGATGAAGGAATCAAAGCAATGGCGTTTAATTGTCTTCATGCACATTTCTTCAAACCAGCCGTCAACGGTTTCTGTTCCGTTTTGCTTCCCACTTTTCCATGCTGTTTTTTCGCCTCCCCAAAATTCAACGCTTGCGTTTTTAGGTTTTCTTTTTTCAATGTCTTTAAGGCTTAAAACCCTAACCTCGTTTTTGCTTTCGTCGTCGTATTCTTTCATCCAAAACCCGCCCAATATAGAACCTCTGTTAAAAGAGTCTGTTATTTCAAATTCTACGGTGTTGATTTTATTGTTACGATCTTTCTTGATTTCCTTAAACTTATCATTTGAATAAACCAATTCGAAAACTATATTTTTTGGGTACTCAATAGCAAAATTCCTTGCTTTTTGTTCCATCCCTGCATAACCGAACATAGGTACTAAATCATATTTACCCAAAGAATTGTTTTTGTAAGGGATAAAGAAAACAGAGTTTTTAAGTGAGCAATCAATTCCGATGTTTGAAAGGTCGGCCACATCCTGAGCAAGTTTGTTCATGTTAACCGTAGCCCATCCAATTTCCAAAGCATCACGATACTGCTCACTTTTTTTCATTCGGTTTAATTCAGCCGTTTTAAGAACTCCATCTATAACAATGAAGTATTTCTTTAATAATTTATTTTGAGCCTCGGAAAACCTAACAGATTGGTCAATTTTCAATACTTCGCCTATTACTCCGTTGGTGAATCTTTCTGCAAACCCTTCTTTTTGTTGGTTTGGCATTTCTGCAACTTGCGTATTTTGCGGTGCTGTTGCTGGTGTTGTTGTGTTTTTTGCTGTCATGGTATTTTTATTTAATTTGCTATTTTTAATTTTGTTTGGGTTCTTAAAACTTGGTCATCAGGGCTAACAACTAAATTAATTATTTGGCTTTGGCATTCGATTATTTCAGTTACCGACTCTCTGTTGTCGATTATGATTGGTGCGCTTACTTGGTAGAACTCGCAAAGCATATTGATAATATCTAAGCCTATGTTGAGTTTCCCCGCTGTATTAACGTTTGAATATGGAACACCGTCTAAAAGGGCTTCACAGCATTCCACCTCGCCGCCATTTATCTGTTTTTCGAACATCTTAAATTTAACTATTTTCAGTTTGGTGTTAATTGAATTTTCCAAATGTTCAATTTTAATTTTATTGAAATTATCAATTACAAATTGCTCTCTCTCTCGATTCAAAATTTGTTGTGAAAGGATTGTTTCTTCGGCCTGTAATTTTTTAATTCTGTCGTCTGAAAGTTTGATTTGTTCTTTTTGGTGCATTTTTTTGTTTAAGTCCGCAATTGCTTCCGTAAGAACTTTCTTTTTCTCTGTGAACTCTGAAAAATCAATTGTAGGCACTTCAATAATAGTGGATTCAATTTCCAAAATTTCAGCTTTCTTTTTATGGTAGTTTTCATCCGAGGCCAACAACTCCTTATAAATTTCGTCTTCCACTAAAATAACCTTATCTGCCTGTAGTTTGTTTTTGTCTTCCAGCAATTTGTCGTTTGCAGTTTGCAGGGTTTTAATATGCTCTTTGCCATTTTCAACCCTTTTATTTAGCGCGTCTATTTCCGATTGCTGGCTATCCAAAATATTTTTTAATGCTTTTCCAGCCTCTGAAATTTTGGTTAATTCTGCTTTTTTGCTAGTGATAAAATCAGTTTGTAACTTTGCTTTTTTGGCTTCAATATCGGTGGCCTCAAATGCTCTTTTGCACGTAGGACAGTCAAAGCAATCATTATCAAAAGTCAATTCTTTTGCATTTTCTGTATGCCATTGTTCACGCTTTGAAATAATTTTAGCATTTGTTTCTAAAATTTCAGAGCCTATCAATTCAATTTTACTATTTAAAGTAATAAGAGCGTTTTCAGCAGTTTTAATATTGCTTATGTTTTCATCAATCTTATTTTGAAAATCAACAATATCTTTGTTTTGCGCTTCAACTTGCTTTTTTGCTTCGCTTTTATAAAGGCCTTCCTGTACTGTAAGCCAATTTTTTAAATGATTAACTTTGGATTTGGCTTCATTATTTTTTTCAATTTCAGTGTCAAACATTCCCGATTTGTTCTGAATAGACAAATCAATTTTATTCAATTCTTCTATTTTGGTTTCCAGCATAAAAGAAACTTGTTTAAAGTCTATGCCTTCGGCCTTGCCTCTCACAATTTCATCGATGCGGATTGGAATAGCTTTTAATTCATCTTTTGCCTTTTTGATGCTGGCTTGAATTTCTTTGCTATACTCTTCCAAAGTTTTGTTATTGCTTAACTTTGTGAAAAGTTTTTCAAAAGCTCTGTCTCCTTTGGCGAGTGTTTCATCCGATATTTTATCAGCGATTTTTAAAAGTACTTCCCTGCGTTCTTGCCATTTTAAAGCCATAAAAGCAGCGGGATTTGTAATCAATTTAAACACGCTTTCGTCGCAAATTAAATTTACCTTGTCTTGATACTCTCTCGCGGTTCCTAACGGGACATCATTCCAATAATGTTCAATAGTATTGCCTATAAATTCAGTTTTTTCAGAACCTTTTTTCTTTACCCATTTTTCTTTTAAAACTTTTCGCAAAACAATTGTTTCCCCATTGACAATATAAGTGCCAATTACTTCGTGGTCTAGCTTTTCAATTACGTTGTTATTGGAATCCAGCGTTTTTAATTCAAAATCTTTTCTGTCCTGTGAATCCTTCCCGAAAGGAAGCCATGTATAAGCATCAAAAATTGTGGTTTTTCCGCTTTCATTACGCCCGTAAATATCAGTGTTATACTCAAAATCAATAGAGGCGTTTTTTTGCCCTTTGAAGTTTACCAGCTGTATATTTTTTATTTCAATTGTCTTCATCCTTTTTTAATTTTGAATATTTTTTTAGCTTTTATTTCCGTTTGCAGCTCTGTGTCATGCTTTGTTATAATGCAGACTTTGTTTACATAAGAACAATTCCTTTTTGTTCTTGAAACGGTGTGAGCTGAAACTTTAATCCAGTCGTTTTTGGGGTCGTCAAATAATTCCTGCAACGTGTCATAGTTCCATGATTCACCCGTTGCCCTTGATTCTAATCGATAGGCTAGTTTTTTCATAATGTCAAATTTATACACGCAAACATACAAAATACTTTTACTTAATTAGTATGTTTTATGTTAAATATTGTAAATGTTTTTTGTGTGGGTAATATTTTTAATGTTGTAAATGTTTTTTGTGTGGTTTATATTACTGGTATGGGTAAAACACCATCAGGATAAATCCAAATCCAATAAATATTATGTTTATCAACCAATTGGCTTTCGGCTGGAAAATATTCAACGGCCGTTACTTCCTCCCCAAATATTTCATTTTTGATTTTTTGGATTTCAAACCAATGATTTAAGATAGGCGTGTTATCAATTTTTTGTATTAGTACTTGTATGGCTTCGCCTTTGGTTGTTTTTGCATTATCGTAAATCATAACTATATAACGGTTGTTTTTAAACGAGCGGGTCATACCAAAAGGAATAAAAGAAACCGTTAATAAATTAACGACCTCAAATTTCGTAACTGGTTGTTTATACAGTTTTTTTGCTAACTGTTTTCTACCTCTGTCTTGGTTCATATTTTTAATTTAATTGGGTTGTTAAATCGATTTTTGAAAGATAAGCAATAGTTTCCCAAAGAGTAAAAAAATGTTGTTCCCCTTCTCGGGTGGCCACGGTATAAAATACCGTGGTTTTTGTGAGTGTCGATACTTTCATGGTTTCTAATTTTGTTTAAATTGAAAAGCTGTAATTCCGTTCGGATATTCGCCTTGCTCTATTAATTCTTTTTGTAGTAATGAACTCAAAACACCTCTTAATACTTTTGAGGTTAAGCCTGTTGAATCAACTAGATTTCCAATACATTCTGACGGCATATCATCGAACCAATCACCTTGTTTAATTGCTTCCAAAACTCTATTTTCTAATTCGGTTAAATTTGAATTCATAATATTAATATTTAAAATTTTACAATTGTTTTTTTTTGATGAAGCAAAGATATAAAACTTATTTAAAACTACAAAATAAATTTATCTATTTTGTATTTTTAATTTAAACTTTATACTTTTTTGGTTTTAATCTTCCAAGCCCCAGCGGTGAACTTGTCTTTTTGCATCCTTGCAAAATCTTCATTGATATACTCTATGTAAATTGGAAATTCTTTACTTGGGTAATTTTGTACTAAAATCATAATTAATCAGCGTTATAGGTTTTTCCATCATACCATGCAGCGGCCCCGTCGTTATTGACAATAATTTTTTCATTTTCAATTTTAATAATCTGTAAAGCATTGTAATAAACAGTTTCAAAACCTATCCATTTTTCGGATTTTACTAATTTATTCATTCTTACTACAACGGCCTTAAAACCTTTTTTTGTTTCCTTCCAAGCTTGTTTTAAAGCATCTGAAAAAGAAATGGTTTGCATTTTGAAAATTGCCCAAGCTGTTTTGAAAAGTTGTGATTTCATAGTGTTTGTGTTTTTAGTTCTTAACTGGTACAAACATACAACCTTTATTTAAATATACAATATAAAATTTTCTATTTTGTATATTTTATTTCTTAAACATCTATTTTTAAGTTATTTAACAATAAAAAATTATTTGTTTTTTGTGGGGTATTCCCTGCGCTTATAACGAAAGAATAAATCAAAGTAATATTTTTCCACAAAACCGCATTCGTCATAGGTTTTGCCGTTTATCATCCAATGAGAATTTTTTATTTGAAAATCCAATTTGATTGGGATTTCTGGGTTTGTTTTTAGTTCTGCCATAAAACGCTGATTATTAAACCAAATAGCATTAATAAAAACAAAATTAGAAATAAAACAAACGCTATTCTACATCGTTTTTTAAATTGTTCCCACTCATATTTTTCCTCTAAGTTTTCCATACTAAGCAAGTTTTTGATTAAGCTGGCTGGTAATGTTTCTAGCCATGTTTGCATAAAAATGATCTTCTTCGCTGTATTGGTAACCATTCATGAATTTTTCTAAAATAACTGCTTCATGATATTTAATTTTTAATTTATATTTTTTCCTTGTGTCCACGCCATTAGCAGAATCAAAGGAATGTTCCTTTTTCTGCACTTTCTGGGCAATATCAAAAATGATGCTCCAAGAAAAATAATCCAACTTACTGACCGCTTTTAATGAAACTGGCCTGATTGCTTCAATGTTCCGCGAAATGTAAATTATTTCGTCAACCGTTAATTTTAAATCAATATTCATTTTAAAGCGATTTAAGGCGTTATTTTTTAAAACATGTGTATTTTATCGGGAAAAAATTATTGTTGCGTTTCTAGTAACCCGTGATAGCGATTTTTGGTTTCAGAGAAGTAGTTTGGTGCAAACTTTTGCTTTTTTAACCATTCAAAGAAATTTATCTTAAAATTCTTCAATGAAACATTTCGCAAAGAATCTTCTGAAAGTAAATGCGGTTCTAAAATTAAATAATTTTGATACCGTTCAACCATCGTGTAAACAGTTTGAGAATGTAATTCAAATTTATAAGCACATTCTTTGTCAAGTTTTATTTTATATGTTTCCAATAAACTGGAATCGGCTCGAAGTTGACCAACAAACTCCCAAGTTTCTTTTTTGAAATTTTCGATTAGTTGCTGGCGTTCTTGGGTTGGTTTTTTGGGCTGTGCATTCGTAACCACTACTTTTATTTTTTCTCTCGCTGGAAGTTCATCTTTGACCCATTTTGGCACCAGCGATTCCCATTTTAAAATTTGTTGTCCTTTCGATTTTTTCCAGCCGACCGATTCCCAATGATTGAAAAAGTTTTCCGCACTAGCTGTTATATTTCTTTTTTTGAAAAAATCAACTACATCTGAGAGAGAGGGTGGGCAAAATTTTTCATTTTGCCCTCTCTCAATCTTAATTGTTTTATTATTTGTTTTATTATCTGGTATTGTTTCTCCCATTTGGTAAAATGTCATTTTACCATTTGGTAAATTCTCATTTTCCTTTTTGGTATCTTCCATTTTCCCAAATGGTAAAATGCAATTTTCCTGTAAAAATGAATCAAATTGTTCATTTGCCCCCTCAATATATCCATTTTCCAAAACAACAAGAGCAGGGCTTTTTAAAGTTAATTTACGTTCCCTTATCAGTGGTTCATTTATACAATACCACTTGGTTCTGTCAAAATGCAATTTATTATAATTCCCGCTTATTAAAACACCTTCTTTTTCCAGCTTTATCAAAATCGTTGAAATCTGCTTTTCTGAAAAATACGGGTAATATTGTTTGAATCCCGCTATACTGTTGTAAGTCCAGTAATGGCCATCGTGAAAATTACGATTGCTCGATTTATTTTTAAAAATCCAAGAACGAATATGGTTTAAAATAACAGAGCCGTTTACACCAAATAATACGGCTTCATCTACATCGAAATAATTTAATTTAGTACTCATTTTTTTTTATTTAAATAGTTATTTTATCTTTTTTTCATTGTCAATCTCATGTATTTCACTATTTTTGCAACCGAAATAGGTTGTATAAAATTGAAATACATTGAACCGCCCCTATTGATTTAAATAGCGGTTGTTCTAATAATCTGTTTTTTAAATTGGAGAAACCTGCAAGTAAACCCAAATCAAAAATCTAAACTAAAGAGACTTAACCGTCTCTTTTTTTATTTTTATACTTTTTCACATCATTTAAGATTTAATAATTTTTTTGCAACCGCAAAAGCCTTGTTTTCAAAATTACGGTCTTCCGTGTAGTTAATCGCATCAGCGTACCACTTATTAAAGCATTTTTGACAATAACAAGAATGAAGCACTGGGATATACATAAATGCTTTAGGACGGCCGTTACAGCTGTCGCAAATTCCAAACCCTTTAAATTTTACTATGACTTCATCAAGTGAAACTTTTATCACTTTAAACCTTTATCATTTTCAATTATTTCAGCCATTTAGTAAAATTCAATTTTTTAAGGACAATAAAATTAACAAATTGTTTTCAAGTATTTAATTTCCAAGCATTTAATTTTTAGGCATGAAAAAACCGCCAATAAAAGAGGGGTTAGGAGTCTCTTAAAATGGCGGTGTTTTATGTCTTTCAAACGGATAAAAACTGAAAATCAATCCAGCTCCTAACCCGTTTTGATTGGGACAAATATAGAATCTTTTATTTTAAATCAAAACTAAAATGTTAATTTTTTTTAATTAAAATTTTCTTTGCATAGGCTCGCAAAGTCGGCAAGTATTGACTTTGCTTCTCTAGTATATTGATTTTCAGTTATTTTATTATCTTCTTTTTTGCTTTTATCTTTTGCTTTTTCAGCTGTATCTTTTTCTATAATCTCGGCCATTTTTACAGCGTTTTTCATCAAAAAAAGAATTTTATTATTTTTTGAACATAATAGAGTTAATTCCATTAATAAATCAATAGGATTTCCAATGAATTGCGTATGATGCTCGTTATTTTCAATCGTAATTTTAATAATTGGTTTCATTTTTTATAATGGTTTTTGATTTCTTGTTGCTAAAAATGGCCTGTGTCTTCTAACAACTTCACTGCCGACTCCGTACAATTTTGCAATAGTTGAATTTTTTATATTTGGACTTTTTGCCAGTGCAACCAAAAAAATATACTGACTTGTTGATATTTTTTGATAAAACTTTCTTTTCATTGGATTCCTTATACTCTTATGCCTTTGTGGTAATTTATTTTGGATTGGCATTTTGCTTTTTAAAACCTTCTTAAGATTTCCAATTTGATAAGGGTTTTCAATGTTTGGCTTTTTTTTATAAATATTGTAGTGTTCCAAGTTTACAGCTGGGTAATAAGTATTATAAATTAACCTTGCTATTGATTGTGAACTGGTGCTTTTGTTTGCATCGTTTAAAACAAAGTGTAAAAAAAGGCTTCCATTGATATTTGAACACCTTAACTCTTTATATCTATGGTTGTAAATTTTACCTAATGCATCGGTGTAATATGGCCGAGTAGAGTTAATTTTTATCTTTAAGAATTCCATACATTTTTAAATTTTTATCATTAAAATAAAGACTAGATAAACCTAAAATAAAGAATAAAAAACCTTTTCCAACCTTTCCAGCGTATAAATAGACAATACCATGAGCAATAATATACAAAGCTATAAGTATTGAAATTAAGGTAAAAATAAAATTAATTTTTCTAATATTTTTCTTATTCATTTTTTAAAAATATAAAATTTTTGTGAATACTTGTTAATTTTTTTTAACATCAATTCAAAAATAATATTACATTTGCCGACAGTCATAATCTAAAAAACTACAAAATATGTCTGAAATAGTAAATTTAAGCATTACAAAGGATGAAGCAATCTTATTAGATTCTTGTCTTAACGCATTACAAATTATTATGTTTAATGGAACCAGCGACAGCAAAGGGACAGAAGAACAGGCAAAAGAAAACGGTGTTACTTTACAGCAAATACAATTAAAAATACCTAAATTTATCTAATAACCTCATAAGTTAAGATGTACTTTAAACCTCGAATGATTCAGCACATTCGAGGTTTTTTATTTTCTTATCTTTTTGATTTTGGAACTTTTTTAAGTTCTCCGTGTTTTTTTTCATATTCGGAAATTGTCTTTTCCAAAGATGAATTAACAATGTCTTTAAGAGTTGTCAGTTCCCAATGTGCCATAATTTTAACTTTTTTATGAATTTCCTTTTCCATTTGAAGAGTTACCCTGACTTCATTTGAAATTTCTTTTTCATTTTCATTTTCTGAAATTTCATGGATGACTGTTGGCAAAGCCTCGTTTGTTGTTTCTTCTACATCATCACGCAAAAGCGCGCTTAAACCAGCTTTTCTTTTTTCTCTTTGAGTTGTTTTTGTTTCTGTTGATTTCATTTTTTGTGTCTTTTAATTATTTCTTTTGAAAGTTCTTTATAGTCTTCTGCTCCGTTTGATTTTGGGCTATATCTAAAAATATCCAAATGATTCGAAGGGGCTTCGGCAAGTGCGATGTTATTTCGTATTTTGGTTTCAAATACTTCTTTAGGGAAATTATCTTTTACAAAATCTAGTATATCCCTGTTAAGAGTTTTTCTACTGTCGTATTGAGTTAAGAACACCCCGCCTATCATCAAATTAGGATTAAGCCTTTTTGTTATTATTTTAATCACCTTTAAAAGTTCGGATAAGCCTTGCGTTGCTAAAAATTCAGCTTGTAGTGGGATTATTATTTCATCGCTGGCCGTGAATGCATTTAAAGTTAAAAGACCTAACGAGGGAGGGCAATCAATTAAAATATAATCATAAGAGTCTTTTATCTTATCAATGATTTCTTTTAAAAAATACTCTCGTGCTGGCTTTGTGCTAAGTTCAATTTCAACGTTTGCCAAATCTATTGTCGCTGGTATTAAATCGAATCCTTTTAGCATTTGGATAGGCTTTATTTCATATTCATCCCGCAAAGCCCCATAAATATTATTATCAGCTTTTACAATTCCTAACGATAGGCTTAAGTTTGCTTGGGGGTCTAAATCGATAATTAATACTTTTTGCTTTAATTGGTTAAGGGCCGCACCAATGTTAATCGTTGACGTTGTCTTACCAACTCCACCTTTGTGGTTCGACAGGGAAATAATTTTTGTCATTGGTTTAGTTTTTATTTATTCATAAATTTTAGTAATTACTTTAAAGCTTTTTTTGCATTTATCCATAGCCATCCATTCTCCCTCTAATTCTTCATCAGAATTTTCAAAATAAACGGTATAATCATATTTTGGTAGATTAATATCGCCATCAGCTAAATTATAAATTTCTCCTTTTTTATATTCTTGAATTATTGTTTTTACAAGTTTTGCACACATTTTTAGTTTTGGGTTCTTAATAAAAAGTAATCTGTAACCTCGTTTAACATTGATTGCATGATTTCCACGGCTTCATATTCCGTGCAATTATACATATCATCCCGTAGTAAAATCAACAGTTGACCAATAGCCCCGTAAAAAGCTTGTTTGGTTTGTATTTTTTGCTCGGGATGCATTATGTCCTCGGTAATGCCAACCCGTTTCAAATAAAGTTTGTATTGGTATTCTAAGCTAAATTTTTCATCCATTGTTTAATAGTTTTTTGTTTTAAATTTTTCTAGTCCAGCTAAAAAGCCTATTTTTTCGTCAATAGTTTCTAATTCAATTTCGAAATTTGAATATCCAAAATCTATTGTTTTCATAAGATGTGCAAAATCATTTGTGTTTTCGATTGCTTTAATTTCATCAATTACACTTACCGCATCTGAAAACCATTTAGGATTTATTTCTTTCAATTTATCCATTGCAGTAGGTAGTTGGTGTGTATAAAGGTTGTCCGAAAAGATAAAATTCAACATTTCATATACATCTTCAATTTTGGTTGATAGCCTACCATCTAATAAACTGAATGCTTTTTTTAATGATACTTTCATATTATATTTTTAATATTTTCTATACACGCAATATTACAAATATTTTTTAAGCATACAATGTTTTCAAAGCATAAAAAAAACATTTACCATATTAACAATACAAAAAACATTTTATGTATAAATAACAGAAGCCACACCGTTGTTATTTGGTGTGGCTTCCTTCTCTCATCGGGATTTCATTGCTACTATGTTTATATCGGTTGTTTTATTAGGTTGTCACATTCTGAAACAACAAAAATCAAATGTAACCCGCTTATACACGGCAATAAAAACACATTACTTTCCCTTCTCTTGGTGGTTCGATTATTATTAAATTGACGCTGTTATTTTTTTTGGCGTTGGTATCTTGCTATACTTTTTAAATACATTTAATCTTTTTTGAGCGGAATTACCAACTAATCCCAAATGTTTTAAAACATCATTTGTTTGCACTCCTGACTCAATCAAAAAATAAATGTACGTATTCCTAATCAATTGAAAATTGTATTGTTCTCCAATATGCTTTTTAACTATGCAAAGAGCTGATTTTGCACTATACTTAATATTATACTGTCCATTGAATAAATATTCCTTTGGATTAAATTTTTTAATGTAACGCAATAATATTTCTGAAATATTATTAGGTAAAAAAATATTTCTATTTTTTTTATCGTCTCTATTGCGAACTAAAATATTTTTATTTTCAAAATCAATATCCGAAAGTTTCAGTTCTAAAATTTCATTTATCCACATTCCACTGGCAAAAGCCAAGGCTAAAACAGCCTTGTGTTTTCGGTTGTCGATTTCCCTGATAGCTTCTAGTAAAAAATTTAAATCAATTCTCTTTGGTTTTTCTTTTGCCTGTTTTGGTTTTTCAAAACCAGTAAAATCAAAAGACCCAATTTCCATTAAACTGTAAAACGATTTTACAGAGTTAATTTTAATTTGTTTTGTCGTTGCTGTTGGCCACGCCTCAATATAATTTTTAAATTCATCCAATGTTATCAACGAGGGATTTTCTTTATGCTCAAAATTTTTTAAAAATGCTTTAATGTTTGCATTGTAAAGGATTTTTGTTTTTTCTGCAAATGATTTACTTTCACATTTAAGCGAGTATTGCAACATTTCTTTTTCAATATTCATAGTTTGGTTTATTGGTTAGTTTTTCATAGCTCTAAAATGTTCCTCCACATCCTGACAAATACTGCCAATCATTATAAAATCCTTTTCATAGCATTTCACTATGATTGCAGAAAGATTGCCTTTGTTTTGGATAACCTCAAAATTAGTGTATCCCGCTTTGGTTAGTTCGGCTTTAAATTTTTCCAGCTTATAATTATCACAAGTGATTCCTACTTTCTTTTCCATGATTAATGTATTGGTGGTTCGTGTTTTTGTATTTGCTTATCAGGAAAATTTTTATAGCAGAATTTATGAAGCCTTGTAAAAGACCTCATTATTATAACAACCTCCGTTAAAGGTATTGGAAGTACTAAAATGAATTCGCCTCCACAATTTGTGCAAAACATTCTATTTCCATTTATTAATGATGCCATATTATTTTAAATTTATTTATGAAATTTATTACAGAACCCGCAATATAGATTTTTTATGTCTTCGGGGTGATAGCTTGTTTTTCCGCAAGTCAAACACGTTATGCCTTTTTGGTGCAACCGTTCGGATTCTACAAAAACATAACCTTCAAAAGCCGTTTTCGAAATTCCGTTTAATACGTCTATAATTTCTTGCGGGCAATTTTCATCCACCGTGGCCGTGCCTCCGTGTATCAATTTTATCCTTTGATCTGCCATATCAATTAAAAGTTCTTTTATAACCGTTGTTTTTTAACATTCGGTCAATTAATCTTATCCATCTAGCCCTATCACAATCATCGTTACGATCACCACAACCAAGCATTGCCGATGCTTCATTTGTAATTTCAATTAAAGCTAATAATTGGGGTTCTGTTATTTCTAATTTTATTTTCTTTGCCATTTTCTAATTATTAAAGATTAGTTCTTCTTCATACAATGCGAAATATAAATTTTGTAACTGGTGTACGTGCATTACGACGAAGCGGTTTTGGTGTGCTTGGTATAAATACCGTTCGGCTTGCTTGGATTTGGTCAAAAAGAAAGTACCCAGTCGAAAACAAAATTCGGTTTCTTCAAACCCAAATTTTAAAATCCATTCTCTAGTTAGTGGAATTGGTTTTGGTTGGTACCCTTTAAATCCGTGAATTACAGCGTGAAAAATGCGGTTATCTATTACGATAACCCTATTATTAATTTCGACCAAATTTCCAATTCTTAGTTCGGTTACTTCCATATTACAGCCAAGTTTCAATTATTTTTTTATCGTCGCTTACGTCCCGCGGGATTCTAAACAATCCCATTTCCCGCAATTCTTTTCTAATTATATCCAAATTTTGGCCAATAATAACAACATTCATTGCGACGGGTACGTTATCGGGTGCAACGATTTCCCAGCGACGAACGACGAAATTATCGGGGTAATCGCTGGGGCTTTCGTAAACGGTGTATAGGTTCATAAACTAAAGCATTTCATTAATATATTCAAGTGCATCTTTATAGCTTTTAAATTGATTATAATAATCCCTACTCCAATATTTTTGTCTTATTCCAAAAAGGAATTTTAACCAATGTTGGAAATAGCTGTATTCAAAAAAATCTTTTTCTATTTTTTCTACAATATAAAAATATCCGTTATCTGATTCTAGTATTTTAAAGTTTTTCATTTTTTTCTTTTTCCGCTTAAGTTTAAATATAGTTCGTTCAATTCCTCCCGCTTGGGTTTAAAATTAGAGTTGAATAAATCTCGTTTCTTTTTTCTTGCTCAAAAATTTCTAATTTTGTTGGCTCTACTTTTGGGGGCTTGTAATTTCCATTATTAAATTGATAATTAAAAATAGGATTAAATTTCTTAATCAAAAAAATTTCCATCATTGCAATGAATTGAATAGGGATTTCAGAATAAGCAAAATATTTATAATGCTTTCTTTTTTCTAAAGTTAATCTATTGTCATAATTTTCTGCTTCCACAATTCCTGTAAACTCTTTAAATAAATGGCTTATTAAACGTTGCCTAATGCAACTTTGCATTTTTCCAATATAAAGGAGTTCTTTGTTTTCATTGTAAAAAAAGTAAATTCCTTTTTTTTGTCCAGTTGGTAAATTTTCATGTGATATTTCAATCAAACCCGAAAAATTATCAATTTCGTATTCCAGTTTTAATCCTATCATTTTCGATTGCTGTTTATTGTTAAATAAATATCGTCAATTTCTTCTTGTGTGATTCCTAAATAAGTTCGGGTTGTGGCAACGTCAGAATGATTGAAAATTTTAGATAACTTGATTAAAATATAATCGCTTTCTCCGTGGTTTTCGAATACCTTTCTGCCAAATGATTTTCGGAACGTATGACTACTGATATTTAAACCAGCTTTTATTTCATTGGCAAATATTTTTTTTAATGCACGGTTTAAATATTGAATAGTAATAACCGTTCCCCTATTTGTTAAAAATGGGCTTCCTTTAAAATTTGGTTTTATAATTTCGTGGATTTCTTCATTAATGGAAAACTTTTTATATTTCTTAGTTTTCTTTTCCTCTATCTCAACTTTAGGCTCTCTTAGTTTTTCCCAAGTCAATTGTAAAATATCAGAACATCGCAAACCCGTATTGACTGCAATAATTAAATAATGCGCAAATAATTCTGTTTTTGGATTTTTTGAAAGTAATCCAGCCGTTTTCATTACTTCGTCATAATTGATATAATCGGAAGTTCTATTTTGTTTCATAAATAATTAATTTTTACCAAATATAGAAAAAAGTTCAGTAATAACAACAATTTCCCCAAAAAAGAAACTATCCTTATTTTATAATAGCTAACTGGCTGAAAATCAGAAAAAGGTTCGTTTATCCCAAAAACGAACCTTTTTTGAGGTATTTTTTTCGGGTACATCTGGGTATGTTTTTTAAAAATACCTTTGGAATATTTGTTGTATAAAAAAACCGCTAAAATAAAATAGCGGTTTCCAAAAGCAGAGTTCACGAAAAGTAGTTTAATGTAACTTTTTTATTTTTGGCGTGTGGTTCGATACCTCTTCAATATCCTTCACATCGATTTCGTTTATGATATTTTCGTTTTTTAAGTTTTGCAAATCGGAATCAGAAACATTAAATTTTTCACGCAACAATTTATTTTCGTTTTCCAAAGCTTCAAGTTTTGTTTTTTGTTCTAAATTTTCCGTTTCCAATCTTTCGGCCTCGGCTATTTTTTGTTTTATCTTATGACCAGTTGCCAAAATTTGTTGAACGTGTTCTTTTGCAAAGCATCGAGATTGATAAGCCACTTCAATAATATTATCTATAAACTTGGTTAAATTTTCCGCTTCCATTATATCAAATTTTTAAGTTACTTAAAGGTATGAAAAAATTACTTCTTAATTTCGATTGTGTCTTTTTTGACAATCGTATCTTTTTGTTTCGAGTTGACAATCATTTTAGGACTAAAGGAGGGTGAAAAATTTATAAAGGTTCGGCACCCATTTATTAAAAAAATAAATAATAAAATGAGTATTATTATTTTTAAAGTTTTCATCTTACAACAGATTTATTTTTTGTTTTAAAAAATCAACCTCTGCTTTTAATTCTTGCATTCCCTTTGTCAATACTGCAATGATAGAATTATATTTTACTGACAATAAATCACCTTCTTTTTTGGGTGTTTTTACAATCTCTTCGAATGGGAATATTTCTTTTAATTCTTGTGCAACAAAACCAAAATCGGTGTCCATTATTTTTCCGTCTATTTGCCATTTTTTGTCAAATTTTACAGGATTCATTTTTAAAATATAATCTAAGGCGTTTGCGATTGGTTTTATGTTTGATTTCAATCTTATGTCAGAAGGTGTTATTGTTCCGCTGGCAAGTATATTGCCTAATACATGAAGTTTTTCAGTGGCGGTTGCTGTACCAATACTTACATTACCAGCAGGATTAATATAAAATCTTACAGTTCCCGAATCGGGATTTCCACCTAAAGTATTACTTTGTTTTATAGAAAAATCCCCATAAACAACGGCATCACTTCTTAAAGACCAATTTCTAACATCAACATCATCTGTTTTGGCATTGTAAATTTGAAAACCTCCATTATAAAGAGAATCAACTCTAAAAGATGCGGATGCCATTGTATTGGAAACATTAACAACATCTAATCCATTGTCATAAACCCTACTATTTCCTTGTGTATTAACCCCTGTCCATTTAGATAAATAGTTTGCTGTTCCTGTTCCTGTAACTGGGTTTGTTATTGCAGATTGTTTATTATTGAAAGTGACCCAATCAGCATTACTAAGTAAGCCCATTGTTACGTTAGAAGTTGAGGCCATTGGAATATTTAAGCTAATTGTTGGAACTGTTGTAGGGTTTACAACCGTGGATGAAGGATTTAGCCCCGAACTTCCAAGAACTAAAGCAGACACAGCTGTAACTGTTCCAACATTAGTATTGCCAGCAGACACGCTACCGTCTGCCATTAAATACTGCAAATTAGTTCCACCGACTTTTATAAATTTATTTCCAATAAAATTTCCTAAAGAATTTATTGAGGCTACCTCTACATTATTAGCTTGAAAACTGGCAATTTGTGCGCCTAATACGCTATTGGCAAGCAAAGCCAATCCCTCTGTTGAAGAGGCTCTAACCGCTATTGCTGTGGATGATAACCCCTCAACACCCGTACCATCGGATGATACGCCTTGTACCCCTGTTCCTGCTATTGAAGAGCCTTGCACCCCTGTTTGTCCCTGTCCAGCAACCCCAATATTATTTGATGCAACCCCAAAAACACCAAAACCATTAGTAGAATTACCAAAAACACCAGCTCCATCTGTTGTATTGCCTACAATTGAATTTATAGAAGTATCTACAGGGGTAACAATAAGTTGCCCTGTTTTAGTTTCGTTTAATGTTTTATGTATTACATTGGCATCATCCGCTTTTAAATCTAATCTAGCTTTTAAATCCAATTGGTCGTCAATGCTTCCTGTTATAAATCCCCATGCTGTAGGCGAAATAGGGGAAGTTCCACCGCCACCAGCTGAGCCAGTTGGATAGTATTGAGCATTAGCACTGTTTAAATCTGTACAACCTTTTGTTATAGCCATTCGCCCTACTTCTGCAAACGTGCCTTCGGGAAGTATATTTGTAAAAACAGCCTGCAATATATTATTTTGGGCCGCAACTAAATTGGGGTATGTGGCTTGCCCGTATTGCCAAACAAAATTACCATTAACAGTAAATAATAACCTTTGCACACTTGAAACACCAGCTCCGCCCGGAATGGCAACTAAAGCCGTTCCGTTCCAATATTGCGTTGGGTCTAAAGTTGTAAATGTAGCAGGGGGAACAACGGTTAAAGCATTACCAACGTGCAACCTTGTAAATGGTGTCGGATTGTTTAACGGAATAACTTTGCTATCGTTGTTGCTAGTTCCCCAACCAACTGAAATTCCAACAAGTTTTCCAAGCGTATTACTATGGCTTAATGTCCCAGCAATAGCCGCTATGCTTGTAGTGGCTTTGACTCCCGTTGTAACCGTATCTAAATTGCTGTATGCCGCAATATCAGGAATGGTTATAGTTGTTCTATTGGCATCAATAAAACTGGTTACCCCTCCCGAATATTTAACTAATACAATCCCTAATTGACAAACAGAAGGCGACTGTATGAGTTGTGTATCACTAAAGACAATTGCATCATCCGATGCTCTGTAGCCAACAAATTTAATAGCTGTCCCCGTTCCTGTCAAACCAATTGCTGATAAAGGTACATTTCTTGCTGTTAGTTGAAATATCCCTTTTGAGGGAACATAAGGAAGTGTTTTGAAATACTGACTAAAAGCAATTCCAAATTGTGAAGCGTTTACCCCTAGAGTATTATCATCAACACGATATAAAACAAAGCTATCCGTTGTATCTAAAAATCCAGTGGCAACAGTAGCTCTAAATATATTATTTGTAAGTATGTTCACAGCATCAACGGTGGGAAATTTAATTCCTGTACCGTCAAATACCATAGAATTCTGTTTGTTTGCTTTTAGTTCTCTTGCATCCAATTCCAGTTTCAAATCCAGTTGGTCGTCTATATTACCAGTGATAAAACCCCACGATATAGAAGAACCACCCGAACCCGTAACCCAAGTAAAAGCGTTAAATTGCCATAATTGGACAGGCAAACTATCGGAATCCACTTGTAAATAAAAATCAGCGGGTTTATAAGTTGGGGGAGGCGTAACATTAGGGTCTCCCATTCCGCTATACAATTGAACACCGTTGTTAGTTATGTTATTTAAATTATTTTTTAATGAATTAATTGCATCGACAATTGTATCTTTTTCATCTGTTGTCAATGTTTCTAAATCACCAATAGTATTGTTTGTAAAATCTGTTAATAAAACTAAAATAGGGTTTAGTACGTTGGCTGTTATTTCATTGTTGTGGTTAGTAACAATAAAGGTGTTTATTTGTGAAATTACCTCTGCATACGTAGGAGTTGCCATTGCTAATAATTATTAAAATCATTATTAAAATCATCGTTGAAATCCCCGTGAGGCACAAACACAACATCTTGAAATAAATTATCAAAATCGTTTGCCCCGCCTTCATAAATAAATGGAAGTTCGTCCTCCAATGCATCGGGCAACGAAATTAATTTTATAATTGCCCCGCCTCCCGAGTTTTGCGGGTCATAAGTATAGTTAGATGTGGTCATTCCATACTCAAAACCGTAAATTTCCACGGTGCCGTCATAGAGCTGTAAGGCGCAGAAATAGTCCGCGTAATCCAATTGTTTTAAAGTACATTTAACTGTTTGATTTACGCCCAATACATTTATGGTTACTGCGTGCGAGTATTGCGGTATTCCTTCTACCAATGATTTTTCCACCGTTCCGAAAATTGTCACTGAATTTTGGGAAGTTGAAAACAAAAACCCTGATAAATCAGGTTTTAAATTAAACAAAACCTTATATCTGCAATCGTAAACATCATCAATAGATACGGTACTGGTTAGGATTTGTTTGTTTAATACGTCGGCACGATTCACTAAAACGACTTGCTGATAGTAATTTTTTACAATACTACTACACTTTAAATCGAGTCCGTTTCTTAGAGTTTCGCACGTCATTTTTCTACATTTTTACTTTTAAAACCGTAACCCTTTGCTTTGGTTGTTCCGCAATTTGCACCACAATTACAATTTGAAGCGGGACAATGACTATAAGTAAACACATCTGAATTTTGACAGATAAAGCTTTGGGTTCTTCCAAAGGAAATCAATCCCATGTTTCTATACTTATCGGAAAATTGTTCCAGTTCTTTTAATGGTTTTGGAATTGAAAACTCGTTAGTTTTTTGTACCAACCCATTTGGGGAATCCGAAAAGCCGTTTAAAATAATATACCGTGAATAGCTGTAGTAAGCCAATATTTTATAAACACCTTCGAACGGTTTTAATTTTCCCCTGCAATCAATATAGGTGCCGCCTTCTAATAATTCTTTTTTTAAGTCGTAATCTATAGGAATGGGTGGCTTTGGTTCGGTGGCTTCATCATAATCCTTTATTTCCGTGTTTATAGCTTCAATATCCACCCAAAAATCACAAAACAATTCTGCCATATCAAAATTGGATGCTTCATTTTCAGCGATGCATAATTTTGAAAGGTCGCAGTGTTGGGCTATAATTCCCAAACAGTTATATTGAAGGGGTAGGAGGTTCATTGTCTGTTGTTTTTTCTGGATTACCTAAAAGAGCATCGGCAACCTCTCGCGTGAAGCCGTAAATTTCCGTGAATATTGTAATAGCACTTTGATAGTCAGTTAGTCCTTGACTGTATGATGTCTGAACTTGCAAAACACCCGTAACACCACCAACCGAACCGCGCAAATTTGCTTGTGCCTCTTTGGTGGCATCATCTACTTGTATTTCCTGTCCTGTGGTTATCAGTTCTTTTGCGGTTATATCTACTATAGGAATAATTTTACAATCAAATCCAAGGTATTTTAAAGTTTTTTCGAGTTCGTTACGCTCTTCGTAGGTTTGTTCTGTATAAAACTTTTTCATTTCGATGTAAGTCTCCGATTGGGTACCAAATAAAGACGTTTCAGATTTTACCAGCTGTTCAGGGACATTATTAGCAGCTGAATAGATGTTGCTTTTAATGGTTACTTTTGTTTCTGTGAATAATTTTTCATCAATTTCACCTTTTACTTGACCAACCTTAAAAACCTTATCAATATCATCAACAGCCCCGATAGATAAATGATAAGTCCCTCCCACATTTTCAGAACCTAACCATAAAGCGACGTCATCCTGTACTTTTTTTTCTGCCTCTTCATCAAGTCCAGACGTTACAACATAGGTTTTTCCTAAAAATCCTGTTCGTACTTGTCTGTTTATGTACATTGATACCCTGTATTCAGAATCCAAATCATTATAAACAGCATCGAAAGGCGATAGAGCGTATTTGAATTCGGGCGTTAGATTCATGTAATAAACTTGCCCCCTATAGTAAGGCAACATTGTAGCTAAATCTGCCTCGGGTTCCTTTCCTCCCGCATCAACATAATCATTTTGGATTTGTTCTAAAATAGCTTGCGGATTAGGGTTGTATGGGTAATACCAAGTTGCCTCGTCGGTTGTTTTATTCCAGTTTGATAATTTTGTTTTCTCGCAGTCTTTAAACCAGTATTTTGTGATATAGTCGTTATCGTCTTCTTTTCCTATTCTAACCTTTGTATATTCCAAAATATCTAAAACAGGCTTTAATATAAGTTCATTATTTATGCTTTGGCCTATGTGAAAAAATACACCATATTGCCGAGCTATATTTGTAGAAGCTATTTTAACAATGGTTGATAAATTATAATTTTTTGTTTCATTTACAACAACATCATTCTCAACTCCTTTGCCTGATATGTATTTAGCAAATATTTTTGATGCTGATTTACCAGTCGGACTGTTTAAAATTGCTAATTCAATTTCATTTGGGTAAAGATTGTTTTCACCGTTGTAATAAATAGGCTGGTTCTTATCCTCGAATAATTTTACAACTCGTGAATAAAGCTCAATGAATTTAGCTCTGAACTTACCAACTGTTTTTATATTTTCCACTGTTTACTTTTTTTTGCCTTGTGGTTTTGTTTTTTTTTCTTCAACAATTGCATCATTGTTTTTTGTTGGAAAATTGAAAAGTTTTTTTCTCTCGGTTATTTCTTCGGGTGTACCATTAGAAACATATTCTTTTATAAAATCATCCGTGAGAATGTTATCGTATAGTCGGTAAGTCTTCCCATTTTTTTGATATGTTAAAATTTTACCCTGTACTTTTTTAATGGTTATTTTATTTGACATGATTTTTGATTTTTGTATGAATGATTTTTTTTTTGAATAAAACGTTATTAATTTATTCCAGTCAGAAGCAAAGGAACATCCCGCGCAATTTGGCAAGTAATTAAAGGTTTCTTTAAAGAATTGTATGTATAAATGCATAAGGCTAGAATCTCTCCTAACCTTATGTTTATCAATCAATATTAAGTCTTCAATTGTCATATTACTTAAACACTTGGCGCACCGTTATCGAAATTAGAATCAAAGTCTGCGGACTCTCCGCCGTCAACAGCAGATTTGTAAACGAGTGGCACCAAATTTTCAGGTGAAATATCTAAAGAAGATAAAACAACAGCCGTACCGCCTCCACCTTCCTGTACATCATAGGTAAAATCGCCTGTTGTTAAACCTTGCTCAAATCCGTAAACTTCAACTGTTCCGTCGGTAAATTGATATACAACAACAAAACGCCCTTTACTTAGTGAATCCAAAATACATTTTGACTCTTCATCGGAGCCAGTGACAAGGATTTGCGCGTTGTGTTTGTATTGGGTATATCCCAAATCGGAAGTTGTTTTGTCAAAATACCCTTTAAAAGAGCTTCCAGTCTCAGGGCCGCTAAAACGATAACCAGTTTTGCCACTTTTCAAAGAAAACTCAACACTGTATTTACACGTTGGGTCTTCCTCTGTTGGCTTATTAATCGTGAAAGTATCAATGTCAGATTTGTTAATTAAAACAGCCTGTTGATAATAACGACGTGTAGGAGCTACGCAAGAAGCATCTTGACCGTTTTTTAATAACCCGCAAATGCTAGTAATTGCCATGTCTTTTTATTTTAGGGTTATACGCTTGGTGATGCTGTTTCCGCACCTAAATAAACATACTCGTTAGTAACTAAAGAAGCCCCAACGTTCGCACCGCCTTTAATGTAAATTTGGTCGTCGTCTTTTGAATACCAAACGTCAAACGCTGGCAATTGATCGAGTTCAGAAGTACCAATCAAAATGTTTGTGCTTGATGTTAGAATTGCTCTGTATGGATTGCCTAAAGCGAAAGTGCTTATGATTCCGTCAAATTCACGGTGAACGTGAATATTAACACCGAATATTTTTAAGTTGGCATCAATAGAAAATGTTCTTTGTGCTGTTAGTCCATCAGGTGAAAAACATTCGCAATTAATACCCGTTCTGTCGCCCATTGAATTAAGCCAAGCCACCAAAACGGATGCCATTGCCTGAGTCATTTCAATTTGGGCTGTAGCTGGATTCCACCAAGGGGAAAGGGAAGCTATTTGATACGCCTCGTTAAAGTATGCGTATAACGCCTCGCCTGTCAACCCTGACCCCAAAGCGTTTTCAGCAATTACGATTTTTGTCCCGTCCATTGCTTCGGCCTGCGTGAAAATACCGTCATTACCTTTTAAGTAAATATTGGTAGTTGCAGCAGTATCACCAAACCAAACTTGTCGCCATATTGCAGCGTTTAGATTGTTTTGGAATATATCTGTGATATAAGTCATTAATGCCCCTGATAAATCTGCATCACCAAAAACACGTTTGTATTGATTCCAAAACAATAAGAAATTTTCATCAAACGTATTGATACAAATTGGAATTTTACAGGCAATCATTCCAAGCTCCCAAGTTTTTGCCCCAAAACCTAAATCCAAATCACACGCAGGGATTACGCAGTTAGTCGGGTCTTTATAAGGGAATGAATCGTATTTAGGTGCTTTTGATAGAATGGGTATTACTTGCCCAGTTCTAACGCCTGTGATAATTTGGTGGCCGTCGGCTATGTCTCCCACTTCAAAAGCACTTGTATAAACTGCTTGTGAAATATCTACCGTATCAGCTGGAACAAGTCCATTTATTAACGCCAAAATTGCTGTGTCGAAGTTGTGAGTAATTGCCATTTCTATCTAGTTTTATGTTTTATCATTTGTGCAACTGCTTTTGAAGTAGCAGAAGGTTCTGGAGCTGGCACGTTAATGCGTGGAGTAGGTTTGCCGTTTACGGGGGCTGGTTTTGACATTGCTTTATAACCTGCAATAGTTGCATCTTTAGCTTTATTTGATGCTACTAAATCCGTTACTTTATTAGTAACAGTTTCCAACTGCTCAGTAAGAAGTTTTATAGTTGCGTTTGCCTCGGCTAAATCGATTTCTTCATCTTGGTTATCTAATATCGGGGGTTGTATTTCAGTTAACTCACCAGCGACAAAAACGTAGGTTTCATCGTTTGGCATTAGGTAGCTACCCTCAGCATCCACACCGTCATAATAAGCTTTATCGCCAATAGCGACGACCGCATCATCTTCCAACTCATAAAAATCTAACTCACTCCCTGCAGCGGTTGCAACAAGTTTATTGGAAATAAGTCCCAATACTTTAGCGGCGTTGGTAAGTATTAATTTTGCTCTTTTGTTCATCGTGTTTGGTTTAATATTAGTAGTAAATCTTTTTAGTGCCACGGGTCTTAAAACCTCTTCGATAGCGGTTGCAAAGCGCATTTTTTTTGCTTCTTTGGGAGTTATTGAGGTTTCGTTTTCCATTAACTGCAAAGCCTCTTCTTTGGTCAAATCAGTATGTAAGGCATAATGTGCCGCTATTTTATTATTACAAGTTTTTAGCTCAACTGAGGTACGCAGTAATTCTTTTGAATCACCTATAGTATAAGTCCATGCATTATGCAAAAAAGGGTTTGTGTTTTCGGTTAAGATTCTCTCGTCACCAGCTAAAAAAAACACTGTTGCAATAGATGCTAAAAAGCCCTCTCCAAGTGTTTGAACTTTTGCGTTGTTTTCTCGGGCGTAACGTCTTAGCTCATTGTAAATGTCAAATCCTGTTTGAACATCACCGCCCATTGAACGAATACGGACTTTTATGTCTTTTCCGTTTGCTTGCTCTAATTGGTTTTGAACATTTGAAAGGTTTACATAACCGTCGCCAAAGTCGTCTTCAAATGGAATAACCTCACCGTATATCTTGATTTCGTGCATCTTATGAAACTTTTAATAAAATTACGCACGGATATAATCGAAGGTTTGAAATTCATTTATAAGTTTTTTGTCAAATGAAAACAGGGACAAATAAACTTTAACATAAATTATACAAAATAAATTATTTTATTTTGTATGTTTGTGCTTTAATTTAAATATTATATTATGAAAAGATTGATTTTATTAGCTGTTGTTTTGTTGGGAGTTTCATGTTCTAAAGATGATGATAACTCCAACCAAGAAAAATGTTATGTAGTAACGGAGAAAAACCGTGTTTATGAAAATGGAAAATACACCTATTATTTTACATTGTCCGATTATGGCACAAAGGAGGTTTCCGCTTCTAAGTATGAAGAAATAAACAAAAACGAATCTTATTGTTTTGGTGGCGCGCCAAAGTATTAAATATTCTTTTTCATTTCGGAAACGGCACGGATAACGGAACGGTCAGATACTTTAAAAGTTTTAGCAACGGTTTTATACCTTTGCATCTGTGATTTTTCATGTTCCGTGCCTTGCCACATTTTAAACATATCGTAATCATTCATTACAGACAATGGAAGCTTTCCGATTTTAACAAGCGTTTTTACAACTCCCATGTTTTTACTAATATAGTCAGCTACCTTTGCCATTTTTCGCACTTTTCAATTGACTGTCTTAACTTGTAAGATAATGTACAACCGCAATCATCGCACATTTTATTTGATAACTCCACAATTCGTGGGTCGGTTACTCTGAAAAAAAATATAGGTTCGTGTACATACAAAGGACAATCAATGCACGTGTTTTTTCTCTCAATTGCCAAAGCCTCCGTGTCTGAATCGGGGTGCTTAAAATTATAAACACCGATTTTTATAGGGTCAAATCCTTTTTTAATTACTGTTTTTATTTTCTTTTTAAAACTTCGCATCTGCCATTACTTTACGGTCGTCGCTTAATCCTTTAATTCCGTTTTGAGAACCTTTTGCAGTTCCAGCCTCCGCACCGACAGCCACAGCCTCGGCAATTATTTGAGCCATTTGTGAATTATTAGCGTTGCTGTCTATTTGATTTTGATTTAAAATATTAGATGCCCCATTAATACCGACACCACCCCCAGCTTGATTAATCGCCGCCAATTCGTTGGCAAACATTCCCGTGCTTTTTGCATTGATAACGCTTTCACCCACAGATAAATTAGATGAAACATTATCGCTCGTTGCGCCACCAGCACCCCGCAATCCAATAACTCCACCCGCATAAGAAGGTTGTTTAACAACAGAAGGCTCTTTTGTAGATGTAATCTTTTTCACATTGGCAATACCCGCAGCAATAGCGGCGGCGGCGGCGATAGCCCCTAAAATCGGCCCGACTATTGGAATGCCTGACAGCGAACTAAAGGCTGATTGAGCAGACTTGTATGTGTCTATAGTTGTTTGAGCTATTGCGGCGGCTTTTCCCGCTTTGCTTTCAGCTCCAAATATGGAAGCTAGACTTCCAAAAGCATCGCTTGCCAATTGCACTTTATTAGCTTGCTTTTGGCTTTCAATATCTTCGGCCTGTTTAGCGTATTTTGCATTTATGTCTGTTATGCTGGCACCCGTTTTTTCAGCGTTGGCAATTTCCTGTTGTCTTTTTATTTCATTTTGGGCGGTTTGTATTTCGGCTTGTGCGATGAAATTATCTGCTTGCGCCGCTTTTTGATTTTCTAAATCTAGTAATTGCTTTTCCTGTTCGGCCGCTTGTCTTTCAATTTCTAATTCTTCATTTGCTAAGCGGTTTTCTTCATTGATAGTATTTATCGCAGCGTTATATTCTTGCTGATTTATTTTGCCTTGCTCTAATAAAGTAGCCTGATATGTCTGTTCAGCAATTAAATTATTTGCAAGTGCTGTCTGTTTTATTTTTAGCTGTTCATCGGATAAAAAACGATCGTTATCTAGTATTCTTTGATTCTTTTCTAATTGTGCATTAACTTCTAATTCGGCATTCGCAATAACCAGCTCCGCATTTTTTGCAGCGAAATCAACAGCCAATTGTGCTTTACCCAATTCGTATTCCGTAGCCGATATTTTCTTTTTGTCATATTGCAATTTTAAATCAGCAAGTTCTTTATCTAATAATTGCTTGTTAAAGGCATATTCCTCTTCTAAAGATTTTTTCTTGAATCCTTGGTTAGCTATGAATAAATCAATCTCAGCACGTGATTTTGTTAACGCTCTTTCAATAGCTTGCTCGTCTAATTCTTTTTGTTTGTCGGCCGCTTCTTTTCGTAATGAATTTAAATTTGCCAGCTGTTCAGATTCTTGCCCCGTGATACGCTCTTGAATGTCTGAGATATTAGTTTGCGCCTCTGCTCTTTGATTTAAAGCTTCTGTTGTCTCGCCTTCGGCTTTAATTTTAAGGTTCGCTACTTGCAACGCTTTGTTAGCTATTGCCAACTCGGAAGCGGATTGTTTTTGCAACACATTACCTAATTGATTATTTATGGCAATCCTTTCAGAAATAGATTTTGTTTCGTCGTCCCTTTGCTGTCTTAATTTTTCGGCTTGTTTTTGATAGTCTAATTGAATTTTTGTGGCCTGTCTTTGTTGTGTTGCAAGTTCACCCTCTGCTTTGGCTAGATTTACACTAGCGGCAGAAGCGTTTTTAACTTCCTCTGTAAAGTTTCTAATTCCTTTTGCCGTTTCATCCGCTCCCACAAATTCCAAAGCATCGGCAATAAGTCCCATTGTTTTTTCAGCTACGTTCCCAACGTTTTCCAACGTTTTTATAAACACATCAGCAAAGAACAACCCCAAAGGCTTAACAATCTTAAATAAGCCGTTAAATACCCCTGTAATCGCTCCCGTTACAACAGCGAGTCTTTGCGTTCCTTGCTCGGTACTTTGTAATGATGCTTTAGCTAATTTAAAAGCACCTACTACAGCTCCGACAGAAACTGCAAGCGCAGCGATAACCGCACCAATTGGAGTGGCTATAAAAGCAAGTCCCGCTTTTAACGCTCCTAATATCCCCGTTCTTATAGCAGTAAAAGCCCCCGATAAAACATTTCCCGCCCCGCCTGCATCCTTTGATTGAGATATAAAACCGCCTATGCCTCCGCTAAATGCCTGTTGAGCTTTCAAAGCCTCTTCTATTGATTCAGTATAATTACCAACATTCATTTTTTGATTAGCAATTGCGCTGGAATTTTCTTTTATAAATTCCGTATTTTTATCCATTTGGGAATTAAGCTCTTTCAATAACGCCGCCTCTTCCTCAATGTTTGGGTTTAATTGATTGGCCACATTGTTAAGTGCAATATTAGCGGCCCTCGCATCATTTTTATTTTTGATTTGTCTGCCTAATGCATCATTACCCAAATCAATCAAAGATTTGGTTTTACCTTCTGCATCCTGATAGGCTCTTAACTGGGTGGTGGTTTGGTTTATTTCTTTACGAACAGTCCCCATTTGAATGCCCAAATTTTGTTCTGACTTATAAAGGTCTTTCTGCGTTTTAAGTAAATCCTGTAGTTCTTTATCATTTTTTTCAATTTCTTGGCTGTTATCTCCTGCCGCTTCTGTTAACGCTACTTGTGATTTTTGCAACAAATCAATTTGCTTTGCAGTTTCTTTTGATTGGTCGGCATAGGCTTTTTGTTCCTTTCGCAAATCGAAATAGGTGTCCTGTAGTTCGCTTAAACTTTTTTGAAGTTTTGTAGTGTCTAAATCAAACCCCGCTAATTGAATCACCTCTGCCATGACATCATTTGTTTATTTTAATAAACTCACCACTTGAAAATTCCCCCTCTTGAAAAGGAACTTTATTACAGATATAATAAGCATTTTCTTGTTTGAAATAAACGGGGCGTGTTAAGTCCAAACCCAAAAAAATCATTTCTGTTATGTCTAATCGAATTGTGTGTACTCTGAAATTTGTAAAAATCTTTTGATACTCTGAATAGTTATTATAAATAGCCTCTTCGAATAATGTGTTAGTGTTTATCCCTATAGGAATACTGGAAACGATTTCTTCATCTTCCAATATTTCAGATATAATTTTAAAAGAACCCGTTACGGTCTGCTTTCTTATAAAATAAAAACGGCCTGATAATCCTTTGTAGGTTATAATTATTTCATTATCGTCATTCTCTTTGCTTTCGGTTTGCCATATCCTGTATTGATTTGTGGTAAACCCTAAAAATTCGGTTACTATTTTTTTATCGGGAGCATAAATTTTTGATTGAACAATTGTTTTCTCATCTTCTAAGTTCTTGTTTGGTACATACAAATATCCGTCACCCGTAAAATCAGTATCATTATTTTTTTTTAATCTGAATGCGTTTTTTTGTGCATAATCGTTTTGACAAATCTCGTTAGTTCTCTCAATGAAGTAGCCTGATAAGTCCTGTGCTAGATTAAAATCAACTCTATCGTCTAAGGGTATAAAGTTTACATTGTTACTTATTTTATCAAAGACAGGGGTTAGCCCAGTGCGCCAAATAATTTCCTTTATAAAGTCTTTAATTTGAAAATCTTTAAACTCGTTTTGTAAATTGGTGGTTCCTAAATCTGTCTTTGAAATAATAAAGTCAGTGTTATTGTGTCGCCATTCGTAATTGCGATAAACATGACCATTGATAATTATATTTACTGGTGCTGAAATCACCATTTCTATAATATCCCCAACATCACACACCAAATTAAAAGTTAATGTTCTCGGGTTGCCTATACCATCGACATTGGTTACAAAATCACTGAATATAGTTCCTATTATAACTCCGTTTTTAAGTATGGTAACTTGCGGGTTTGTAATCCTGTTAGCCCTGCTGGGGTATCTATAAATTACGTACATTTCAGAAGTTAAATTGAAATTATACGTTTGTGTTTCGGGAATTACATATTTCCAATTCTCAATCAAACTCCCCTCTATAATTGTTGCAACGTCCCAAAATCTGTATTCTGGTCTTATTGTGGATATTGCAGCCACGGTCACGCGCCCCGCATCTGTAAAATTGTTTCTTTTCAATGTTGCCACGGGTGTATTTACTTGCCCTTGTGCTAAATCTTTTGGATAAGTTATGTATAAACCATCCAAATAAGACAGATTAGTGTAATCGCATTGAAAACCGAACGTGCTAAATATTAATTCCCAAAGTTTAAGAACAGAAAAGCATGGTGCCAAGTAATCTATGTTTATCCCTGATTCAAAAAGCGTTTTGCCTCCGTAATCCGCAATAATGTAAGTGTAATAATCATTTGTGAAACTGGCTATAACGGTGGCCATGTTTTTCTCATGCTCAAAATTTGACAAGTCCAAGTTATCACCAAGCGTTTTATTTTCAATAGCCTTAAAAAAATCAATCATCCCGTCAATAATCGAACCTTTGTAATTGTTATCGGTTCCCGAAACATTAAACCACCCTTTTGATATTAAATCAAATCCATTCACTTTTAAGATAGAATCATTTTTTTTGTAAGGTATAGTTGACTGGTCGCCAGATATGCCTAAAAACTCCATAGCCTGCGTATTTAACGGGGTTTTTTCAAACTCGAATGAGTTCGTAAATGAACAGGCCACGTTTGCGATGTCGAAAATTTCCGAAATCTGCTTAGTGTATTTAATATTCGCGTTTTT